ATGGCAGATTTCCTGACCGCCGAAGCAGACCACTAGGATCACGTTAGGAATACGGTGGACTAAGGATTCATGCAAGCATTGAACACGGTAGCCTGTATCAACGTCAGTTGTGCCATCGTCGCCATACTTCTTGCGCTGGTGGATACCTAGATTCTTGACCTCATAGAGTGTCTGCCCATCCTCTGAAATGTAATCAAAGTGTGAGGCAAGAAAGGTATGTTGCGGGTGGTACAGAGAGTAGTCAGCATCTTTGAAATTGATGCGTTGTCTGCGTGCAAACTCTTTCATGATGGGTTCCTGCATGACCAAACCCATTTGCACAGCTTCTACGTTGGATAAGTCATCTAACGGTTTAACGCCGATCTTCTCTGCGTAAACCTCACCGCTTCTACCTTCGACAAACCGGCGTGCATCGTTAGACCATAGTGCGTTGTTACGCACTTCGGGTGAAAAGTCACTCATGTTTAGCCCCAATTAGTTATCGTCCTGATCCCACAATAAGACTGATAGCATCAGGACAACAATTGCTATCAGACCACCGGCACCTACTAATGCAGCGCCAATAAACGTAATGATTTTGAAAGTATCCATTAAAAGTCTCTAGCTTCTCTCATGGCTTTGGCTTTCTCTATTGCCTTAAAGTGAAACAGTTCTCTATTGAGTTTTTTGATACGTTCTTTATGTTTGTAATTAACCATAGTGAGGTACTCAATAACGCAATATGCGCAGTAGTTTGCTTGCGTCTGATGCTCACTACATGGCTTCATGGCGCACCTCTTTCGCGGATAGCAAAGGCATATTGGCTACCAAAGTAAAGGTCATCATCTTCAACCATCTCACATAGCTTTGCACATTCCTCGCGCTCTGCTGCTGCGACTAGCTTGGCGAAGCGGCTAAGATACGGAATCCATGTGTCCTCGTTGATGCACAAAGTCATAAACCCCGCCTCCTGCGCCATGCGGATAATGTCATCTCTCGTCATAGTTTCCTCTGGCAAGTAAACGCCTGAATATCCACCCTGAAAGCGGCAGCAAACCTGCAATCAGCGGCTATGCGGCTCTCAGTTTGGGTGATGCCTGCGTAGTAGGCAAAGGCTGCAATGGCGAAGGTAACGGCAGATTTAGCCCACCAGTCATTGATTACCTTCATCGCCTTCTTAGCCATGTCAGCCATCAAAGCACGCTCAGAAGGGGCTATCACGCATGGCCTCTTCGAACTCTTGCCTAGCCTTCTCTCTGCTGATTTGGTTCTCAGTGTGCAGGACAAAGTAAATGGCTTTAGGCCCACAGTCACCATCCCTATAGGACTGCCGTTGAGCAAAGCAATAGTCAAATTCCTCTTTGCCAGTGACTAGGCTAACTTGCGTGGTAACAGGATTGATGCAGCGGTCTTTCTGACCGTGTTCATTGCCATAGAAGAAGCAATCAACACAAAGTTTGATGTCTTTAATGTAAGTCATAGATAAGCCCCTAGACGGATGGATAACGGATTAGGCGTCGAGTTCTACCAATTGGAAACGGCGCTCACGGAGGCGAAGAACAGAAGCGGACAGGTGATGAACAGACGCTTTAGCACGGTCTAAAGCAGCTTGAGCAGCAGCTTCCTGCAAGCGAATACGGTCTATAAGGTCTGTGTCTTGACGAGGATCGAATAGATCCTGATGGGTGTAAATCATTGGAACCTCCCTGATTAGGATACGGATAATGTGCATCAGCACACGCGCACAATAGTTCACAGAATACACAAAGTCAATAACTATTTTGAGAGATAGATTCTGTTGTCAAATTGGCCTGTGGATAAGTCTGTGGATAACCTGTGGATAACTTCTGTGTTTCTTTTTGGCAAGTATAACACCTATATAACTATATCTATACGTTTACTATAGTCTAAGTAAACGTATAGCTATACGGTTACTACATATATACGGTTACTATAGCTATACGGTAACTATAGCTATAGGGTAAACCGTCATATGGGTATACGAGGGTCTATCGTTCTAACATCTATCTCTCAAAACTTATAGGTATAGTCGTTTACTAAGACTATACGTTTACTTTCCTATACGGTTTCTAAATCTATACGGTTCCTATACATATAGGTAGGCGCGTGTCAATTTGGAAACATGATTTCCGATTTTTTTACAGGATTCAAATGTCAAAGGAATGAACTTACATTTGTTGCCAAACAAGCTAGGGTTGAGTTTTGCATAGGGGGTTTTTGAAAAGCGGATTGGCTGGCAAGTGTAGGAATGCCCCTAAAACGCATTAAAACGCGCTACAAGGCTAGCAAATAAAAAAGCCGGTACAGAGTACCGGCTAAGGGGAAAACGTCTTAAAACGCTTATTTCAAGCGATACCCATAGCCAATAGGTTTCGCTGATTCTTTTTCGCCAAGTAGGTTTCGCTTGTAGACCGGCACAATCTCATGTCTTGCTTTGCAAGCAAGGGTGAACGGTTGACTATTCAGCGCATCAATTGCTTGCGTTTTAGTTTTATAAACATTCATTAGTAGCCCCTTAGAATGACAGAAGAACGAAAAGAAAAGCCCACATAACAGCAAGGCCTAGTAAACCGCCGAGAATCTCAAGAATAATTTGCATGATTTGCCCCTTAATCAGCGTATGCGTCCAGCGTCCAGCCAGCCGGTAACTTGTCATTACGGAAATACAAGCGAACGTCATAAACTTCAGCGTAAACATTGCAAATGTCGCAAATAGAAAAATCAGTGCCAGTAGGTAGAACGTAGAATGTAGCTTCTGGCAAGTGTTGCCATTGATCAATCCACTGGTCTAGCTGGATAACTTCATGATCATCTAAGCCGGAATAATCGCCATTGATCAAGGCCGGTAGAAACTGTCCGGCTATTGCGAAATCATAGTAGTCATTAGTCATTGCTTGCCCCTTAGAGTTAGGAAATGGCACAAAACGCGCCCGTAAACCGCCCGTAGGCGGCTTACAGTCGGGTTTTAAGCGGCTATTGCTTCAGTAATCTCGCTATGCTCATCCGCTTGGCTACCAGTCAGATAATCCAAAGCATTTTGTGCTTTTGCTGCCGCTGAGACTATGAATTTTTTGTCATTGCGCAATGCTTGCAACCAGTTCTCAATGTAGCCAGCGTGCCGCAAATCCCCATTAATGCCGCATTTTGCGCAAAGCATTGCAGCACCGAGTTCTGCAACTAATTCCTCAAACGCATAATTTTCGCTTCCGAATCTAGCTGGAGTAATTCGCTTCAATCGCTTTTCGTGTCCGCTTGCATGGACTGATTCGTGTAGCAAAGTGGCATAGTAATTTTCGCGGGAATCAAATGCTGCCTGTGGTGGCATCACAATGGCGTCAGTGCTAGGCCGGTAATAAGCAGAATCACCAGCGTGAGTTAAACCGCCTGACAATTGCAGGCGAGTAACGACTGAATCAGCTTGTTCGCAAGGGTTCCAATCTACTTCTGGAATTTCTGGCATAGCCGGTAATTCAATGCCAGAACATTGTTCAATATTAAAAACATAGTAATGTTTGATGAAGGCATACGCACTGGTGACTGATTCACCCTTATCACCAATGGTTTCTTTTCTGTGAATATTCCAATAGACCACTGGTGTACCCTTCTGATCGGCTAACACGCTACCGCCGAGCATTGCCGCTTGTTTGAAAGTAACGTAGTAAGGAACTGCAAAGGGTTGCATTGACAGCCAAAAGTGATTGATGCCCCTGTAAACAGTGCCACTAGCCGGATTGAATGGCATACCTTGACCGGGTTGCTGTTTCAGATACCGCCAAGGCTTAACCCATGGCGTAGCCCCTTTTTCTAGCTCGGAAATGATTCTGTCGGTAATTTGCTGTGCAATGTCGATTTTCATGATTAGCCCCTTTAGGATTAGGAAAGCCAGTTACGCACTGGCAAGCGGTTTTGATTATTTTGTGTATGCGTCAATATCATCATGCCCGAATCTATCCTCTGCAATGCAAGCGGCAATATCTATCGCTTGGCAAACCAAAGTCGGATTGTCTGCATTGAGCATTGAATAGCCTTCTAAACCTAGTTCTAAAGTGTCTACCACCAGCTCAGTGACGTTAATTTCCATGCCGGTACGGTTGTCTTGAATGTAGATTCTCATCATTAGCCCCTTGCCATTTAGGAAATGCCCCGCTTGTGTCGCAGCGCATGAGTTAAATAGTAGGCGAGTGTATGCATTAACTCAAGGGGTACATATAGATATATAGGTATATATTTTTCTATTGGCTTGTATATAGGGATATAGGTAATCTATTAGGGATAGTTGCTCGGGTGATAATTCATATATTGTCAATCCCCGCGCTGTTGTATATTTATTAACAAGGGGCAATAGGCATTGTTTTCTATGCAATATTGTCTATTGGTCAATTGACAAAGGGTAAACAGTGCCATTGATGCAATTGACGTTATGACAAGTGCATAGGTCAACTCTATCGGGCATGGTCAGGCGATAGGGATTGGTCTGTTATCTTTGTGGCAACGCGATGGGGTTTGACCCTCCGTGGTTGCGCGCCCTATTTCCCTCCCCGCCCCAAGGAAAAAAGGGTTTTCCCCTTTCCGATTTATGCTACAGTTGGTTTACTGTATTAACGGAGGTGCGAATGTATGAAATAGATAGCGATGTACCGATTCCTGAAGTTAAGGTTCGGCATAACTACCCGCATGAGGCTTTGCAGGTGGGAGAGAGTTTCTTTGTGCCGGGTGGGAATATGAATGTCTTGTGCAATTACAACCGGATCAGGGGTAAGCGGTTGGAGAGGAAGTTTGTGTGCCGTCGGGAGGGTGACGGTATTCGGGTATGGCGAATTGAATAGGAGGGGCTATGGAAAAGGTTGATTGGAATAGGAAGCCGTTTAAGTTGTTTGACTATCTGCTGGATACTTACCAGTTGAGGAATGACCGG